CTGTCGTGACCATGCACCAATTCATCGAAGATCCCTATTACCTGGGGGACTCCCTGACGACGTTGTACCCGGCGCTCAAGCAGGATCTGATCGACCTCTTCGCCGCACCATATAGAGAAGTCGTGCTGACTGGCTCCATCGGCGCCGGTAAGACCTTCGTGGCCTCGGTGGCGATCTGCCGCATCCTGTACGAGCTGTCCTGCCTGAAGGATCCCCAGCGGACGTTTGGCCTGTCGTCGGGGACCGAGATGGTGATCATGCTGATCTCCAAGAACCTCATCCTGGCCCGCGAGGTGATGAAGACGAGTATCGACGACAAGATCAAGTTGAGCCCGTACTTCATGGAGCACTTCGCGCCCAAGTTCTCGACCGACTACACGCTGTTCCCCAACAACATCCGCATGACCATCGGGAGCTACGGGGCCGAGCGGGCCTTGGGCGCCAACGTGTTCTCGTCCATGCTGGACGAAACTAACTTCCCGCCCAAGCGGAACGCCCAGCAGATCCACCAGACGTTCGGGCGCAAGCTGACGGCGGCCAACTTCGACATCGTGGAGAAGGTGTACCGATCCATGGTGCGGCGCATCAAGTCGCGCTTCCAGACGGCGGGCGGCGACTTCCCGGGCATGGTCATCATGGTGTCGTCGGCCGCGACCCTGGACAGCTTCACCGAGCGCAAGTTGCGGGATGCGCGCACGGACCCGACGATCTTCGTGCGGGACCACACGGCGTGGACCTCGAAGCCCGCCGACCAGTTCTGCGGGAAGAAGTTCTGGGTGCTGTGCTCCAAGTCGAGTCTGCGGTCGCGCATCCTTGACGACGACGAGCTGGACGACCTGTCGACGGCGTACCTGGAGGAGAACGAGGCGTGGCTGATCGACGTGCCGGTGGAGTACCGGGAGGACTTCGAGTCCAACATGGAGGACTCGCTGCGGGACATCGCGGGCGTGTCCACGCAGGCGATCTCGGCCTTCTTCCAGCGGATCGACGCCATCGACGCCTGCATCACCAAGCGCCCGCACCCGTTCTCGGAGGAGGTCTGGGTGGCGGGGTCGCCGGGGACGTTTGACTGGAAGGGCATGTGTCTGGAGGTCGAGCGACGGTTGCCCGGCGGGTTCACGGAGACGGCCTGGGCACCGCGCGAGGATCCGTCCACCCCGCGCTGGATTCACATCGACACCTCGGTCTCGGGGGACTCGACGGGGATCGTGATGGGGCGGATCGACCGCTGGGTCGAGGTGGTGCGCCGGGACGGCGAGGGGAACGCCTACACCGACACGGCGCCCTACTACATCATTGAGTTGATCCTGTGCGTGCGCCCCCCGGTCGGCGAGCAGATCTACATGCCGGACCTGCGGCGGATCGTGTACGAGTTGCAGGCCCACGGCTACCCCATCCACGGGTTCTCCAGCGACGCCTTCCAGTCCGTGGAAATGCACCAGCAGATTCGGCGGCACGGCATCCACACCGAGCTGATCTCGATGGATCGCAGTACGGACGCCTACGAGGAGTTGAAGTCGGCCATCTATGAGAAGCGCATCGACCTGTACGATTATGAGGTCTTGCTCCAGGAGCTGCGATCCCTGGAGTACGACCGGGTGAAGGGGAAAATTGACCATCCTCGACATTCCAGTAAAGATTGCGCGGACGCATTGGCTGGCGTGGTCTGGGGCCTGCGCCAACATGCCGCTCGCTTGCCGTGGGCGGCGGATGCTGATACACCAAGGAGAGCGGTCGGTCATGAGCATGGCTGGGTGAGCGACATGATCCCAGCGGAGGACGTGGACCTCGACGATGTGCGGGCGACCCGAGGGGCGGCCTACGCATCGGGTGTCATGCCCCCCTTCTTCATAGGAGACGACTGATTATGGGCTGGATGGACACCGTCAAGAAGTTCTTCAGCCGCGACACGACCGGGAAAGTGTCCGAGCTGGCACGCGGTTCCTCGGGCGAGTCGATCATGCCGAGCATGGTGCCGCATGCGCCGGACTCCGGCATGGGTGGGGCGTACCAGCAGCTCGCCTCCATGCTCTCGGTCGACGCGGACCTCATGCTCCGCTACGCCGACTACGAAAACATGGACGACTACCCGGAGATCAGCGCGGCGCTGGACATCTACGCCGACGACGCGACGATCACGGACGCGGTGCATGGGCGGGTGATCTGGGGCACGTCGAAGGACAAGGTCGTCCGGGACATCATCAATGACCTGCTGCACCGGCGCATTCGCATCGAGGAGGACGTCTGGGCCGCGATGCGCACGCTGCCCAAGTACGGCAATCTGTTCGCCGAAGTCATCATGAATCAGACGGGGGTACTGGGCCTGAACTGGCTCCCCCCGCCGACCATGCGGCGCATCGTGGACCTGCGCGGCTCGGTGGTGGGCTTCGTACAGGATCCGTCCGGCATGTTCTCGTTCAACCTGTCGACGCGCGAGGACTTGGAGAAGCTGCGCGAGAAGCGGGACGGGAGCACGGCGACCTTCTTCTACCCCTGGGAGGTGGTGCATTGGCGCCTGCGGGGCAAGCAGATGCGGGCGCTGTACGGCTACTCCCTGTTAGACTCGGCGCGCTGGATCTGGAAGCGGCTGATCATGCTGGAGGACGCCAGCCTGGTCTGCAAGCTCACCAAGGCCCCGGCGCGCTTTGCGTTCTACGTGGACACCGGGGAGATGCCGCCGCGCGAGGCGCGGGCCATGGTCGACGACGTGCGGCGCCGCTACAAGAAGAAGCGGATCGTCGATCCGTCGACTGGCAAGTTGGACTTCCGCATCAACCCCATGGCGCAGGACGAGGACTTCTTCATCCCGACCCGCGCGGGCAAGGACGCCTCGCGGATCGAGGTGTTGGCGGGGCCGGAGTACGACGACACCAACGTGATGAGCTACTTCCTGAAGAAGCTCTACGCGGCGATCCGCATCCCGCCGCAGTACCTGGGCGGCACCGAGGTGACGAATCGGGCGGCGCTCACCCAGGAGGACGTGCAGTTTGCGCGGTTGGAGCTGCGTCTCCAGCACGAGTTCGTGGGCGGCCTGTCGCAGGTGGTGCGCGTGCATCTGGCCGCGTTGAACATCGACCCGGATTCCGTGCAGTGGGATCTGCGCATGCCGACGCCCAGCAGCATCTTCGAGATGCAGCAGATCGAGGTGTGGAACGCGCGGGTGGCGCTGGCGGCGGGCCTGCGCGACTTCTTTACGGTCCCCTGGATCATCGCGAACATCTTTCACATGTCGGACGAGGACGCGCTGTTCGCCAACGAGGCCAAGAAGAACGAGGACGATGCGAACGCCATGGCGCAGGCGCAGACCCAGGCCGACATCATGCAGAAGTTCCCCGAGCTGGGGCCGATGGGCGCCATGGGGGCCATGGGCCAGGAGCCCGAGGGGGGACCGGGGCAGGAGGGGGCGTATGAGGACGTGCGGCGGGAGATCCGGCGCGTGTTGGCCGAGACTACGGGGGGCACCAGCGAGGTACTGCGCCTCTTGGGTCGGATCGAGCCCGCCCTTTCCCGCGTAGAGCGGCGCGTGCGCGGCGGTCGCACGGGGTCATAATTGCGAGGTGAGCCATGTACGTGAAGTCCCAGGATATTCAGAAGTGGTGTGACGGCAGCATGGAAGACCGCATGGACGTGGTGGCCGAGGCCATCAAGGGCGCCGTGGGGACTGCTGTGGACTTGCTCGCCACGCGGGACGATTGCGCCCTGTTCCGCGACCCGTCCGGCCGGATTGCCGAGGCGGTGTTCACCATGCAGAAGGGCGCGGTGGAGGGCGTGGAGATCCGGCGTGATCCGGTGCCGATGTACGAGGCGGCGCAGCTCCCTCGGCTGGTGGCGGACGAACTGCGGGGGCTCACCGAGGGGCTGTTGCAGGGGCAGCCGATGACGCGAACCCAGGTTCGCGTGCTGGCCGGACTCCTGCGTGCCGACGAGGACTACTGGCTGGGCGACGTGGTCGCCCGCATGGACCAGGCCATGTTGGCGGAGGATGCCGACCATTGGCATACGGCCTACCAGGCGAACCAGGAGAAGATCCGCACGGCGATGTGGGGGTCCATCCGGGAGCTGGAGGCGCGCTTGCCCAAGACGGCCTACGCCAAGCTGCCCCGAGCGCGGCTGCCCGAGTTCACCGAGGAGCTGCGGGAGTCCGTGGGCATCGTCTCTACCCGACTGAGGGAGATTGTTGACGAAATCTCTGGCTTGGTGTTTGATGAGCAAGATGGGTTTTATGGTGCCATCCGCAAGTCGCTAATTGCTGAAGCGCAGCTCCTCTGTGGGCTGATCGCGAGGGCCGAACAGTTGATGCGAGCGGAAGACCTAGACCGGATGGCAGCGGCTCATGATCGACTGTGCGGACGAGCGAAAACCATGGAGGTTGTGGCCGCATACCTAACGGGGCGGTCCAAGAAAGGCGCGGAGGAGACGAAATGAAGACCAAGTTGATGCCGAACACCCTGCAACAGGATCTGGATGCCCTCGGCATCCCCAACCTGAACGAGGACGTCATGGCTTCCGTGGCGTTGGGCGTCCCTCTGGCGGAGAAAGCCTGCGCTCGGGACATGGGTGACGAGGAGGAGATGGACGACGAAGAGGACGAGGAGGGCGAGGACTACGAGGAGTCGAAGCACGACCCCATGGACGGCCCGTTCGTCACGCACACCCTGTTCGACCGCATCATGGCCCTGCCGTTCGAGCATCTGGACGAAGAGGACATCAATCGCGTGATCGACGGCCTCAAGACCAAGCGCATCCCGCGCAACATCCCGGGCATCCAGGAGCGTGCGGAAGAGGTGGCATCGGACCTGTTGGAGCGCGTGAAGACCATCGTCAAGGCAGGCAAGCGGGCGCGCATCAACATCAGCAACTCGCCGGAGGCCAAGAAGCTCCGTCGTGAGCGTCGCCTGACCTACAAGAAGAAGAAGACCAAGATCAATCGTCGGGCCAGGATCACCGCACGGAAGGCCCCGGGCAAGCGGGCCGCTCTCAAGACCGCGATGGCGCACCAACGCATGGGCGACAGCCAGTCCTTCGCCGTCGAGCTGGAGCACATCCTGCACGAGCACGAGGAGCGTGGCATGGGCGTGCGCGATGAGATCCTGACTCGCATCGACAGCATCATCGACCTCGTTGCCGAAGAGTTCAACGACGAGGCCGTGGTGGAAGTGTTCGACGAGGCCGTGGAGTCGCTGTCTGCTTCCTATGCAGCCGGTCGCCTGGACGAGGACGTCATGGATGCGGACGCCTTCCTGGCGGAGCTGCGCCCGGTGATGGCGCTGATCTCGAAGTCGCTGGACCGATTGGATACGGTCGGATCGGGAAACTGCTAAGGGGCCACCTCGGCGAGGGTGGCCAGAGGCGCCGGACGGGGACGACCTCCGGGCGGCTGGAGCTGATGGGTTACGAGTCGGTGAAGAAGGCCGCGCGATTGAGTGGGAACAAGACGGATCGCCGGGTATCACCAGAGGCTCGGCGGAAATCGGAGCGGAACCCCTTGGCGCGAACAGGACTTCAGCGGAAGCGCTGAGGAGGGTAATACGATGCCGCAGTTACTGATCGAAACCAGCAAGCCCACGGCGTTCCAGATGACCGAGGCCCGGGCGGCCAAGGGGTCTGGGAAGCTCGTGGCGCGCGGCGAATTCGGTCGGGTCGGCGTCCCGACGCAAAACGGGCGCCGCTACTCCGAGTCGCTGATGACGCGCGAGATCAAGCGCCTCAACGAGGATCTCAAGTCGCGGCGGGTGCTCGGCGAACTCGACCACCCCAGCGACGGCAAGACCTCGTTGAAGCGGGTCAGTCACGTCATCACAGATCTGTGGATCGAGAAGGGCCTGGTCATGGGCGAGGCCGAGATCTTGAACACGCCGGAGGGGAAGACCTTGAAGGCGCTGATCGAGGCGCAGATCCCCATCGGCGTATCGTCGCGGGGGTTCGGCAGC